TTTCATCATAGTATTTTCGGCATGAGTAATATAGAGATAAATGTTTGCCGCGCCAGCTTCTTTGAGCGCATTAGCCGAATGGTAGAAGGTTCCACCCGTGCTACAAATATCATCAACAATTAAAACATTACGATTTTTTACTAAATCCCCGTTCATAATTTCTAGCCCTAAGATTTTTCCACTAGACCAATCTCTTTTTTTAATGCCAAATGCATATTCTTTATTTAATTCATCAGCATAGCGTTTCATCGCACCTTCGTCTGGGAAAAATAGTAGTAAATCTTCATTTTCTAATGAGTTAATTACATAATTAATTCTGGTAATAGGAGATAAATTAGAAGCATTATCTAATAACGCTATTGCCACGGAACTGTGAACATCAACAACATAAACTTTATCAAACTTTAAACTATTAATAACCTCACAAAAATATTTTAATGTGAAGGTATCTTCGTCCTTTTTAACGCGATCCATACGCGCATGAGGGCAATACGGCATATACAATGTCTTCTTATGGTCGGCGAATTTTTTCGCTAAACAAATAATAGTAAATAATTCCCCATCATTTTCATAAAACCATTTGATATTAATAGGAGCAATATTTTTACTTAAACTATTTAATTCATATTTTAAACTTAATGTTCCGTCTGGAAAATGATTTTGTTCGATTTCAATGCCATTAACTAAAATCATAAATAGTCTCCTTATTTAGTAACAAATTTTCAATTTTTATTTCATCATAAATAGTATAAGGAATATAAATTATAGGAATATTATTTTTTTTACAATATTCTAATTTTTCCTTATCTCTTTGCTGTATAATTTTTACTTTTTCTTCAGTAAAAATATTACCGCGTGCTATATAATGCTATTCACCTTGATATTCTACAAAATATTTAACATTATTATTTTCATCTAAAATAGCAAAATCAAACCTAGGATTTCCCCCAGTTGTCATTTGATAATCTTTAATACAATATTCTCTTAAAAATGAAATATTGTTTTCTGTTAAAATTTTTGCTATTTTTTCTTCGCCTTTAGAGCGAACACAGCCACAAGATTTAGTATCTCTTGAAATTAAATTATGGCCACTAATTTCAATATTTTTACTTCCGCAATCACAATCACAAATCCAATAATACTAACCGTTAGAATCTTTTCTTTGAGAGCGTTTTTTTACTATTAATTTTCCAAATTTTTGACCTATTAAATTTTTAGAAGCAATTTCACTAACTCTTTTTTTCTAAAAACATCCGCAAGATTTGGTATGCCCACTCCGTAATGAATCTCCTCGAACTATTATTTCATTACCGCAAATACAGCGACACAACCATTTTACCCTATCTTGCTCATCTATAACCCTTTTTATTACTGTTAAGTAATTAAAAGTCTAACCGATTAAATTTTCAGCTTTACAATATTTACATTTTGTAGTATTACCCTTTTTTAAATTAGAAGCTAATACAGAAAGCTAAGTATGATCTTCACAATCGCATTCACAAATCCAATGAGTCCGTTTAGAAGCTTTAGTTTTTTCTTCATCTAATTTAATTACTGTTAAATGGCCAAATTTTTGGCCTATTAAATTTTCTCTTTTAGGCATTTTAATCCTCCTTTATTTTTATTATATGAAAAATAAAAGAAAATTTTTACATTATTCTGCCCACCAAAGTGTTTTAAATAATCTGAACATGACAGCTTGCCATCATATCCATAGCTTCTTTATGGGCTTCTATTGAAGTACCTGCACAACAACTAGAGTCTACTTTAATTTCACTTTCTGGAAAATAAGCTTTAGCCATAATAACATTGGATAATACACAAATATTACTCACTAAACCCACAAACTCTAATTCAATTTTCCCATAATGTTTTTCAATTAATTTTAATTCTTTCATAAGGTCAGTAGAACCAAATGTAGGTTTATTTACTGCCCATAAGGTTCCTTGAAAATATTTTGTAAGATTTTCGGCAATTTCCCAACCATGAGTTCCTGCGATACAATGTGGCACCGGTAAGTTTTTGCCTTCAAGAGTATTTAAATAATCTTCAGTATGAGTATCGCGTGTAAAAATAACAATAGTATCATGATCGGCTGCGGCAATTTTTTCTTCTACTTTTGGAAGAATAGCCTGCGCTTCAGGCGTTCCAAGAGAACCTGTAATAAAATCGTTCTGCATATCAATTACACATAAAACTTTTTTTGCCATATTATTTTCCCTCTTTTTCTTTTTCATTATCGTATAATGTTAATAGTAATGGACTAAAACAACCTAGGGTAAATCCAATAATATACCACCAGCTAGAAGGGGCTAGACTGTGAAAGAAAGCCCCTCCCGCTAAAATTGAAGCCCATGATACTAAATAAATATATTTTTTCATTAGATTTCACCTGCCGAATTAGTAATTAAATATTTATTACCCATTAATAATTCTAAAGTTATATTATCTCGTTCCCAATAAGGTATGCGAACCAAAGGAATACCATTAGATAATGCGTAATTATTTTTTATATTATCTCTTCTTTTTGTATTATCAATGGTATCTCCCCAATGTTTTCGAACAGCATCAAAATGCTAAATACCATCAAATTCTATTAATCTTATTATTTCATTTTTCTCATTTAAGATAGCAAAATCAAATCTGTAACGATTTTCATCTATAATAATATTATATTCTTCTAAATATTTAATTTTATTTTCTTCTAAAATTTTTACAATATTTTCTTCTCCTAAAGATCTTTTTTGACATCCACAGCTTATAGTATGATTTTCTCTTAAACATTTGCTTGAAGTAGTAATTATATTACCACAATCACATTGACATACCCATTGCGCTCTATGTTTTTTAATACTTAATTCTTCATCATAAGCAATTACGGTTAATTTTCCATATCTATTACCTATTTCATCAATAAATTTTCCATTATTTTTTCTTGAATTTTCTATTTTAAAACATCCACAAGAAGTACTTGCGCCATTTCTTAAAGAAGAACCGCAAACAGAACGTTCAGTGCCGCAATCGCATTTACAAATCCAATATGCGGTACCTCCTTTTTTGCTTTCATCATATTTTAATACCGTCCAACGTCCAAAACGCTATCCTGTTAAATCGATTTTTTTTGCCATAATTTTGTCTCCTTATTTATTTATTTATTATATATAATAAATAAGATATTTTCTTTAAACTTCCTAGTCCAAAAAATGCCATGGTTTTTTATAGTAATTCCTGCGCTTCTTCCATATCAGGGACTTCAGCATTTTCTTTAATAATACCTTCAATTACTTTAAAATTAAAAGATTTTTCTTTTGATACATCAAAAATATTACTATTAATTTTTCTAATTACTACACCTTCTATAATATGGGTTGGGTCAATGGTAGATGAAATATCCATATATTTATTAATTCTATTTAAAAAATCTTCTTCTGTAGTATAAATAAAAGTTTCTAATTCTGGGACTACTTCTACTCCCATTTGTTCTGCTCTTAATTTTACTAATTCCCATGGATATTCAATAATATAACCTTCGGGAGAAGTATAGGTCATTCTATAAATAAAAAATCTATTTAATGGTTTTTCAATTCCGGAAGGGTCACATCCATAAGAAAAAGTTGTAATATCACCATATTTTTTAATGAAGTTTTTATCATTAGTTTTTTTATTATCGCATTGTGCCATAATAGGCGCATTAACTTCATAAAATCCTGCGATTTCTCCAAATACTTCTTCGCCAGGATGTAATTTATTTTCAAAATGTTTAGCCCATTTTAATCTAAAATCATGCGTACCATAATAACCGGCACCAGAAATATTAGTATCAATAATAGTACGTCTAGTACCAACTACATCTTTATAACCAGTTTTAATTTTACCTTTTAAATTAAAAATCCTTTGAAAAATATTTTTTTCTTCTTTTTCATATAGACAATATCCATTTCTTGAACTAGTCCCATGAATTTTTTCAGTAAGACAAATAATATCTCCTTTTTTATAATGATCTAAATTAAATCTTAACTGAGGGGTATCTACGTGTTCTTTAAAATATGGAAAAATATTTTCTTTTTTAACGGTTTTAACCCCGCCCGAACGACCGGATTTGGCTGGAACGGCCGGAATATATTTTCGGCAGATTTCATGCCCTTCTAATACGTCGATTACATCGCCCGGTTTCAGCGGTTCGGCAAGATTTAAATAATCAAAACAGGAAATCGGCAAATACATACCATCAGATTTTTCGCCTCTTAATTTAATACATTTTACATTTCTTTTGGAAGGATGTAAATAACCACCTGCTTTTTCGCCATTTTCATCTTTTCTTTCTACCAAATCATTCGCCGCACAAAACTCTTCACTTAACTGTAAATCGGTAGGAAAATATACACCAATATCTCCTACTTTTACATCTAATGAAACGCAAGTTTCAGTCCCAAAAACTCCAAGGATTTGAAGTCTATCGGCGTTGTTATGCGGACGCAATTCTTTTACTTCGACGATATAACCACAATGTTTCGCCATATTTATTCCTCCTTTTATTCTTTATAATAATATTATAACATTTTTTTTTAAAAATGTCAATCAATTCTATAGAAGGCATCTACTACTCCACGATTACCTTCAATAATAATATGTTTATCAAAATCATATTTAATTAATTTTTTAAAACCTAATACAAATGAAATACTTACACATTCAACATTACTTGGAAAAATTACTTTATTTACTTTTTTAGATGTTAAATGTGGAAGAACTTTCTCGCTATACATAGACAATCCAATTTGTTCGCCATGCAATGTTCTTACTTCTTTTTCAACTTCAATTTTAATTATATTATAATCTTCTTCTTCTTTTTTAGAATTATTATCATTTAAGCTCCAAGATAATACTTCACCCCGCTGTCGATGCTGCTCTAAATCTGCCAACGCTTCCACTTCAGAGGCAAAACGGCAAGAACAAATATGCCCTTTAGTAAGATTTACAAATGCATAACTGTCAGTGTTTTTATCATATAATATAGATACTTTTACTGTATCTTTTGGACGAACTACTGTAATTATTTTCATTACTTTTCCCCCCCGTTAAAAAATTAATTATTTTATTAATAAATGTATTACGACTTAATTCCCAAGCAAACTCTTTTTCATAATTTCTAGACATTTTATCTGATTTTTCATCAATATTAATAAACTTATTATTTTCAAGCCATTTAATTAATTCTTTTTTATTAATATATTCTTCATTATTAATAATAATACCTTCGCATTTACAGGTGTGTAAGGCCGCGATAGTTATACCATATATCATAGCCGAACGGCATTTTTCCTTAATTTCTTCATTTTCATTTGAAAAAGTAGTTGTATTAAAAAAAACATCTAATTTTTCTTCTGAACCAATTAGGTCTAAAATAATTTTTTGAAAATCTGTATCATCAATATACATATATAATACCACCTTTTTTTTATATATTAATATTATAACATATTTTTTTTAAAAAATCAAATAAATAAAAAAAAAATGGAGATTATACGATCTTGTATAATCTCCATTTTAATCGTCAGAATCGGGACTATTTAATCTTAATTTAACTAAATCTTCATCCCATTCTTTTCTTGGTGATTCAGGT